AGAGAAGGAGGGGAGACATATTCTGGTCTCCCCCACCAGTCATACGACTAAACCTCATATTTGCATCTTCACTTCCATTACTTGCATCAACCATCGCTACTTTTATTCTAGCAAAAATTTCTTCTTCTCCAGCATCATTATCTGCTGAAAAATGTATCCTACCAATACTATCACCATCAACAGGACTAGAAGAGTCTCTTACCATATGTAAAACAGGACCAGCACTACCATCGTCATCTGTTGATATAAGTTTTAGTGTGTCTGAATTATCATTAACTTGAAAAACTCCTGAACCAGAAACATTTAAAGTTCCACCTAAGTCAGAAGATGTTCCTATGTTTACATGGTCGTTACCGCCATCAACCAATAGCATATTAGTTTGACCATTAGACTCTACTCGGAAGTCTACATCAACAGAGCCTTCATTAAATACAGCTTCTGAAGCAGATATAGTAAATCTTTCAATAATCGAACCAGCAGTCATTTGTTCGTGTACATATTTTACATCTTCTGCGGTATCAGAAACATCTGTCATTATTACATTTTGAGCTAAAGCAGTTTCGACGGCTGGAGAACTATTATTAAAAGTAAATATATTTCGACCTATGTAATCATTATCAGCTGGACTGGATGAGTTACGATAATAGTTTAAGGATGGACCAGGATTACCATCAGCATCTGTTGAAACCAGTTTTAATGTGTCTAAATTACCTGCAGCAGAAAGTTCTAAACCAGCATCGTGAACATGAAGTAAAGAAACTTCACTATTAGCACCAAACTTTATGCCATCCCCATCTTGAGGTAAATTAATTCCTGTAGTAGTTGTTAAAAACTTTTTTGTTCCATCAAAATAAAGCTCGACAGCACTATCATTAGTCGCTTCAAGCATTATTTCGCCATCAGATTTTTCTAATCTGACAGTTTGTCCAATAATTTTTAAATTTCCTGAGCCACCACTTTCTTTAATATAGGCGTTAATAGCGTCAGCATATATTTCTAAATTTGAACCAGCACCAAATATAGCTTTTTGGTCATTTCCTAATTTAATATCGTGATTAAATGTAGCTGTACCTGCATCTGACATATCAAATGTTAATGCTGATATCTCACTACCACCATCATTACCTTTAATAGTTATATCTGCGTCTGAGGTGGTGCTTTTAATTACACCATTAACGCCATCTACTTCTATACTCATACTACCACCAAATTACCCTCTACAACCACTGTGTCAGAAAAAGTTACAGGGCCTGCAAGAACTGCAGACTCAATTCTATGATTACCATCTATCGTCTGTTGATGAGTAAAGATTCCCTCTTTAGCAGGTTCTTGACCGATATATAAAATATTATTTTGTTCAGTCATATTCCTCCTATGTGCTTATTTCATCTACTATACTGATCCAAGCATGTACTCCGTTTGATGTATTACAAACAGCATTAACAATGTCTCCACTGTTTAAAACTATTTTAGAGCCACCTTGTATTAATTCTATACTACCCGCAGGTGGAATAGATGCACCTTTAATAATGTAAAAATCTGTCCCTGCTCCGTTTAAATCTATGTAAACATCAACCGTAACTGTAGTTGTTAAGACGTTCGCTAGTCTTAATCCTATAATTGCATCGTCTGAGTTAGCTGCTGATAACAAGGTAGTCTCAGAGTTTGTAACTACTATACCGGTTGATTCAAAGTCTTGTGCCATATTATCTCCTTATATCACAGGGCAATTGCCATCGCAACTGCGAATCCTGCGGTTGTTTTTGTGTCTAATTGTGTCTGAATATTTGAGGTCACACCATCAGAAAAGTTAAGTTCTGCTGCTGTTGACGTTATAGCTGTGCTGCCTATGGTGATGCTGCCAGATACTTTGAAATCTCCAGTCACGTCTAGAGCAACGCTTGGGCTTGAGTTAAATATACCAACTCTGTCTGTTCCGCCCTCTGCAAAAATAGCATGTGTTTGCCCATTAGTTTCTACTCGGAAGTCGTGGTCTTTAGAACCTTCATTAATAACAGTTTCAGGACCACTAATTGTAAGCATCTGGTTTAAAGAGCCAGCGTTCATTACCTTAAATGTAAGTGTGCCATCTTCACTGCCATCACTAGCGTCTGTAATTGTAACTTGTGCTGATGCATAATCAGTTAAACCACCAGTAGCATCTTGTGCAGCCCAATCAATAGTTCCTATTGCATCACTTGCTGCTCCAGTAACAGCTCTATATAACCTAAGGTTTGGGCCAATATTAGCATCAGTGTCTGTTGATTTTAGTGTTAATGTGTCTGAGTTATCAGTGACTGTAATTGTACTTGCACCTGTTATGGCTGGGCTAGTTATTGTAGGTGTAGTTAATGTTTTGTTTGTTAGTGTTTGTGTTGCAGCCAAACCGACTAATGTATCGGTAACTGCAGGTAATGTTAATGTTGTATTACCAGAAAAATCTGAATGAGCAGGAGCTTGTATTTGTGCATAGTGAGCATTCGATGATTCACAATAAAATCTTACAACAGACTGTGAACCTGTGTTTTTAACTTCAACAACACCACCATTAATTGTTAGATCATCACCAACAGATAAATCTGCAGGTAAGGTTACATTGCTACTTGCATCTTCAAATACAGCCTTGCTTGCTGGTAGTGTACAGAATACATCTTTTGTGCCTGATGCAAAGTCTACAGCACTATCACTATTAGAACTAGAGATAACAGTTGTGCGTGTTAGATCAGAGCTGTCCCCGTCTAACGTACCAAGACCAACTTCAAACTCAGCCGCGGTTCTGTGAACAATAGCATAGTAAACAGTATTACTGTTACCAATGCCCGCTGCAAAAGTTTCAAAACCAGATACAGCTCCACCAAGAGCAACGGCGCCCGTGCCGGTTGTAGTTGTGGTTTCTCTAACTCTATCGTTTAGAACTAGTGCCATATTTTATTCCTTATGCAAGTCTAATAATAGCATTACTAGCATCAGCTGCCGGGAACTGCACAACAAAATCTCCGTTTGTTGCAGTCTTTGTGCCACCAAAATCTAAAATTACACAAACTTTGTCACTATTAGTATCATTGTAAATCATAGCTCCAACTGCAGATAAAGTAACAGATGAAAAAGTAAGATCTCCGAAATCGACTGTAGCAGTTGTCCCATCAGATGAAACAGCTTGACTAGACAGAGTATTGCCTCCAGACGTATAACTTGTGCCAGATGAACTAACTTGGTTAGTAGTTTCAAAAGCAGTTGTAGACGCATTTAATCCAGATATATCCGTGTACAACGCTAATTTAAAACTATTACCACCACTTGCAAAGTTGTGCGTTCCAGACAAAAGTTCTGTTTTAAAAGATGTAGGTATAACATTTGCCATATTTTTTTCTCCTTATATTACGGTGTTGGTGAATTCATTGGTAGACGAAGCACACCATCTCTGTATTCGTCCCTGCGTCTTCGGCCTTGTTGTTCAGCCGCAAACGTTTGTATGGCCTCTTTATAAGAGGCTTCGTACAGTTGTATCATATTATCAGGACCTTTCAAGAATTTAAAAGTCTCCACTAAACATGCATACAACAATAAATCTGGTTGTTTTGTCGATATCTCAGTGGTCGTTGAGTCTGAGGTCGTTATTGTAGTTGGTTGTTTTATATAAGCTAAAGTCAGCGTGTAAGCTTTATCGGGAGTCGGTGCCACAACCCAGTTGTCGTTATCCCAATGCGCATAATATTTTGGTTTTCCATAATCTGATGAATTATCCGGATCGGGGCTGTATGTTGCTAAAAAAGAAGAATCTACTTGTTTTAAAAACTCTTGATCAGAAGTTGTGTCATCTGTAATTTGAGCGTATCTAATTATTCTAGTGCCTGTTGGGACAGTTATATATCTAATACCAGACACGGTTTCAGACGTTGCATAAAATTTAGTATCATCAGAATCAACTGTTTTAAATATACGTGATTCAGCATTTTTAATTATTGTTGAAAGAATACTGTCGGACAAAACTGTGCTATCCACTTCAGTATAATCTCTAATTGCTGTTCTTAATGTTGATAGATTAAAAGACATATTAATTTGTTATTGTAGCAGGGCCTGCTGTAGCTCTGCCTCCTCCTCCTCTAATATTACCAGTTGTTGCAGTATCTGTCGATACACTGAAAGTATATGTATCATCATCAACTTTTGTTATACTATAGCCTGAGGAATTTTCCAAGTTTGCTTTTGTAATCCCATCAAAACTATTCACGTCTCTAAATCTTACAGTATCACTTGATGATCTACCATGACTTCTTTCAGTCACAGTAATTGTGCTAGAACCGGAAGAACCAGTTGTAAAAGGATCAACACCCAAGAGTTGTGGCACAGCAGTTTCAGTTCTGTCTGTTCTGACATTTTGTAATGATACTGCGTCAGCCGGATGTGGTCCTGGTTGCACTTGTGGTGCTTTTGCTTCAAACTCAGTCGTGTGTACAAAAGACCCGTTCCACTCAAAAACCATTTCATTGTATGGAAACGCAAGACCACTACGATCTGATATTGCTTTTGAGTATGTTCCTTTGGCAAACTTAGGCATTTGGATAATAATTTTGTGGTGTTATGTATGTGCTTGAAGAAGAACCGTCCTCTGTTAATGCTCTTTGAAACTCATCTTCGTACAACATTTTTAAATTTTGCACTAATTCTGGTTTGTATTTTTGTGACAGATAGTAAGCTAAACCTGACACCATGCATGGCACAAACCTGTATGGCACATCAACTGTGTTTGTGTATACTCCTGCATCTTGTATTCTTTTTAAGAAATACATGTGTGCATCTTTTGTAGCTGCTGTTGAGTCAGGTGTTGGATAAAAAGTTACAACAACTTTGTCTATAAATCTTTGCACGTAATATTGGTTTGGCGTTCCTTTGTTTAGTTTATTAGATATAGCAGAGTAAGTTGACCTACTTATTTTTGTCATTGAAGAATCTGTTTGTGTGGTTTGTGTTCTGTCTGATCTAAACGTCATCTCTAAAACATCCTCAACACCATATACACTTGCAGGAGCTGTGGTTACAGCACTTGTGCCGTCAGTCGTTGCTCTGAAAAAAGTATACTCCGCTTGTCCTTCAACAAGATCAATATTTGTCTCTGATAGTTCCCAATAATGTAACCCTCTATTAGCCCATTCTTGCAGCATTATATTTAGAGATCGTCTTGCTGATGTTAAATGATAACCAGTTATATCTCTTAAACCAACACGCTCATAAGCTTCTTCGAATATCTCATCGATAGGAAAACTATTTTCAAAAACGTTAGTGCCAGAAGTCGCCATGTGCTACTCCTAATATATTTTCTTAAATTCTGCTATGCAAGTATATGAATTACCAGAATCAGCCGCCGCAGCTACAACAAAGTTTACATCACTTTGGTTACTGTTTGACGACTTGTCAGCTGGTATACCACCAAACTCTCTAAAGTCCCAGTATCCTGAGTCTATCAAAGTTATAATTGGAATATCTCCATCTGAATCCTCTTCATCTAAACGTGCAAAAGCATCACCGCCATCACCATTAGCGCATGACCACCATACTCTTTGTAGTGATAAGTGAGCTACCGCGTTACCGTCATCATCAGCTGTTAGTGCCGATACATCACCAAATACAGTTGTGCCACCTGTTCCATCAGATTGTACAACTATCTTGATTGTAACTCTTTTGTCGTTTTGTTGTAGGATTGTTGGTCCTGTTACTGTGTCTGCCATGTTCCCTCCTTAATCAAGAACGTGTGGGCCCGAAGGCCCACATTAGTTAATTTTAACTGTCAGCGAAAGGTGTCGCTTCAGTTCCTGCACCAATTAGTACAGCTTCTACTAAGTATTCGTTATCAGCGA